AACGATGCTATTATTGTGGCTTCTTTTGGGACTTTTAGTACTGGTATTAATATTAGGAATTTGCATAACATTATTTTTGCAATGCCAACTAAATCGAGCATTCGAACTTTGCAAAGCATTGGACGAGGCCTACGACAAAGTGAAGGAAAAGAAATAGCGGTGTTATACGATATTTCGGATGACCTTAGACATAAAAAACATATGAACTATACCCTTAAACATTTTGTGGAAAGAACTAAGATATATAATGAAGAGCAGTTCCCTTTTAAAATATACAAGATTGGATTAAAAAATGCCTGAGTATAAAACACAAATTATTAAATTACAAAATGGAACTGATTTGATTGCCAATGTTACCTTACATGGTAATGAACAATACATTTTAGAAGAACCAATGGAATTTGGATTAGATTTTCGTGGCAGAGAATCTGGCTTAGTTATGAAACATTGGTTACCAGTACAGTTACTTAAAAAGAACTCGATTGAAATCCATTCTAAAGATATTCTTTCTTTTATGGATCCTGAGGAGGAGTTCTGTGAATATTATATTAATACGGTATTGAAGATTAAAGAGTTGTTAAAAGCTAAAGAATTAGTCTCCGAGATGGATGACGATGAATTGCAATCTATGATAAATGAATTTGAGGACTTACAACACTATGGAAATACATTACATTAATACTTTCAACCAAGGACATACTCGACTATACACACTTGTCAAGCGTATGTCAATAACATTATGTGGTAATTATGGCGACTAAGAAAAAAGAATATGTTAATAACGGAGACTTTCTCAAGGCTCTGATTGATTATAAAGAAGGTTGTAAGTTAGCAAAGAAGAACAAAACAGCACCTCCTGCTATTCCCAATTACATTGGCGAATGCTTTATGAAGATTGCTGAAGGTCTTTCACATAAGCCAAACTTCATAAACTATACCTATCGTGATGAAATGATTTCAGATGGCATTGAAAACTGTTTAATGTACTTTGAAAATTTTGATCCAGCAAAGTCTAAGAATCCATTTGCCTATTTTACCCAAATCATTTACTTTGCCTTTTTACGAAGAATCAGTAAAGAAAAGAAACAAACCTATGTCAAGTACAAAGCTACCGAACAGATGGGTATTTTAGATGAGTTTGAAATGATGGAACTTGAAGATGGTACCACAAGACAGTTTGAGTTATATGATAACATCTCCGAGTTTATTGGCAATTATGAAGAAACCAAAAAGGCAAAGAAAGCGGTAAAGAAGCCCAAAGGTATTGAAAAGTTCGTAGAGGAGTGATATAATGTATAAATTAACTTATACCCTTTCTAGTGGTGGTGTTAGATTCAAGGCGTTTGAAACGTTCCATGAAGCAATTGAATTTTCACGCAATTTAAAACCTATTGATTCAGTAATTGAAATTAAACATTATGACAACGTTGACAACAAAAAACAGGACCGAAACTAAAGTAGCAGTTATTACCGACCAACACTTTGGCGCCCGTAATGATTCTATCCAGTTTCTTGATTACTATGAGAAGTTTTATTCAGAAACATTCTTTCCTACTCTCAAGTCTGAGGGTATTACTACTCTGTTTATCCTTGGGGATACTTTTGACCGCCGTAAGTATGTAAACTTTTTTAGTTACAAACGTGCCAGAGAAATGTTCTTTGACAAACTGGCAGATATGGATATTCAAGTATTCATGTTGGCAGGTAATCATGATACCTATTTTAAAAATACCAACGAAGTAAATTCTGTTCGATTGCTGTTACAAGAATACCATAACATTACGGTATTTGATAAACCAACAACACTTACTATTGAAGGTATTGATATTCCTATTTGTATGATGCCTTGGATTTGTGCAGAAAACCATGACGAATCTATGCAGATATTGAAAAACACCAAAGCAAATATTGTTATGGGTCATTTTGAAATACCAGGATTCTTGATGCATCCAGGTATGCCATCACATGAAGGAGTAAATCGTGATGTATTTAAACGATTTGATATGGTTCTTAGTGGCCATTATCACCACCGTTCTTCTGATGGTAACATACATTATCTTGGGAATCCATATCAACTTACATGGCAAGATTACAATGATGTCCGTGGTTTTCATTTACTTGATTTGAAAACCCTCGACATGAAGTTTATTGAAAATCCTAATGTAATGTTCCATCGTATCTCTTATAATGATAAAGAAAATAGTATTACCGAAATTACCAGTCGTGATTTAAGCAAGTATGCCAACACCTATGTTAAGGTTGTGGTAATTCACAAAACTAATCCACATCTGTTTGACCGATTCATGGAGAATCTTTATAAGGTTAATCCAATCGATATTACCATTGCCGAGGACTTTAATGACTTGACAGAAGGTATAGAAGATGATATGATTGATGAAGCAGAAGATACTGTTACAATCATTAATAAGTTTGTGGATAATATCCACGATGAAAACATTGATAATGAAAAATTAAAAACAGTATTAAAAGAATTGTATATTGAGGCACTTAATCAGGAACAAGCATAATGTATAAAACACTTTATAATAATCCAACTGAAAGAGAAAGAATTACTTATTCTTGGACTTATTGGGATAACGCTTTTACAACAGAAGAATTGAAAAAGATGTGTGATTATTTTTCAAATCAAGGTGTAGAAAGAGGAGTTACTGTTAAAGGACAAGAAACTGATGCCAATACCGGAATCACCAAAATTGTCCAATCACCAGATGAAGAAGTTCGAGTGTCGAATGTTAAGTTTTATGACTATGACGTAAAAAATGAAGATACCTCTTGGATATTTAATCGTTTAAATTTTGTAATTGAGTCTTTGAACAATCAATTTTATAATTTTAATTTGAATGGGTATGATTCTTTTCAATATACAGAATATGATGACTATGAACAAGGTCGTTACGACTTTCATATGGATACAATTACAGGCATTAATAAACCCTACAATATGTTTGGCACTCGTAAACTTTCTTTAACATTATTGCTGAATGAGCCAGGTGTTGACTTTGAAGGTGGTGACTTTTATTTCAATGAAGGACAAGAAAAAGAAGCTAAAGCGGTTGAAGGTATGCACGCAGGCAGAATTATTTGTTTTCCTTCTTTTATGATTCATCGTGTTGCACCTGTCACTAAGGGAACTAGAAAATCTGTTGTAGTGTGGGCATTAGGTCCTAAATTTATATAATACATGATTACATTTGAGAAAGTCCGTTGGAAAAACTTCCTTTCAACTGGCGCAGCATTTACCGAAATCAATTTTCAAAAATCGCCAAATACATTAATCATTGGTAACAATGGTGCTGGCAAATCCACTATTCTGGATGCCTTGTGTTTTGGTCTTTTTGGTAAACCATTTCGTAAAATCAATAAACCACAACTATTAAATTCTATCAACAATCAGGCAGCTGTTGTTGAGATTGAGTTTTCTATTGGCAAAAAGAAATATAAAGTCATTCGTGGTATCAAACCAAATACATTTGAAATCTATCAGAATGATGTATTACTAAATCAAGATGCGGCATCCAAAGATTACCAAGAACACCTAGAAAAGTTTATTCTTAGATTAAACTATAAATCATTTACTCAGGTCGTTATTCTTGGTTCGGCATCGTTTGTTCCTTTTATGCAATTGTCTCCGGCAGATAGACGAAACATCATTGAAGATTTACTTGACATTGGTATCTTCTCATCAATGAATGGTATGGTCAAAGAAAAGATGTCTGAAATTAAAGAGTCGACCACAAAGAACAAATATGAAATGCAAATAACAACTGAAAAGATTAACTTTCAGAAACAAAATATTGAAGAACATAAGAACCGTTCTGAAGCCGAAATTGAGAAAAAGAAAAAAGAAGTTAAGGAAAGTATAGACCAAAACTTTACCTTACAAAGAGACATTGATTTAATTCAAAAACATATTGATGTATTACAAAGCAAGATACAAGATAAACTTGCCGTAGAAAAGAAAAGTTCCAAATTATTACAGTTGGAATCTAAATTAGAATTTCGTTTAAAGAAATTAGATAAGGAGTATAAATTCTATGAAGAAAACCACGACTGCCCAACCTGCAAACAAAGTATTGCTGACACCTTCCGACATAGCCAGCTTAGTGGAATCGATAAAACAAAAGGAGAAATTGGAGTTGGAATCCAGGATATTGAAACAAAAATCCAAGAGGCGAACAACCGTATCGAAGAAATCCAAAAAATAGTCAAGCATATTCAAGAACATAATAATGAAATTGTCAAACACAATTCTACCATATCAGCAATCAACACTTACATTTCTAAACTCCAAAAAGAAATTGAAGATTTATCTACGCTTCGAGAGAGCATCGAAAGTGAGAATGATAAACTTAAAGAACTTAAATCAGAACTTAGTGCTTTGGTTAAAAAACAGGAAGAACTAGCCGAACAAAAACAGTATTATGAATTCGCTGGTTCTTTATTAAAAGATACTGGTATTAAAACCAAGATTATCAAACAATACTTGCCTATCATGAATAAATTGATTAACAAGTATTTGACTGCCATGGACTTCTTTGTGAACTTCAATATCAATGAACAGTTTGAAGAAACCATTAAGAGTAGACACCGTGATGAATTTTCTTATGCCAACTTTTCTGAAGGTGAGAAGATGCGTATTGATTTGGCATTATTGTTTACTTGGCGACAGATTGCTAAATTGAAGAACTCAACAAATACCAACTTGTTGATTCTGGATGAAGTATTTGATTCATCTTTAGATGGTGTTGGTACAGAAGAATTTTTGAAGTTGATACACGAAATGGGAACAGATACTAATGTATTTGTTATCTCACATAAAGGCGACCAATTGTTTGACAAGTTCAGGTCGATTATTAAATTTGAAAAGCATAATAATTTTTCAAGGATTGCAAAATGAGTGAAATAATTAGTTTTAACACGGAAGAACTGGCACGAAATCCTAGCGTTGCTACACAAACAGTACCAACATTTAAATTGGTATCAGAAGAACATCCAATTCTTAAAGAAGTGATGCCTGAATTTGATTTCAGCAATCCACCTGTAAATCCAAATGAGTTTGCCTCATCTTTGGTTGAAACCTGTAAGTTACATAAAGGTTATGGTTTATCTGCCAATCAATGCGGATTCAAACATCGTGTTTTTGTAATGGGTTCAGGTGATAGTTATGTGGCACACTTTAATCCTAAACTTGTTAAGGAATATGGCGAAGCACATATGGTAGAAGGTTGCCTTTCTTTCCCTTTTATGGGATTGAGAATTACCAGACCTTCTATGGTTGATGTAGAATACCAAGACTTTAATGGTGAAAAAAGAACGGCAACATATTCTGGCATATCTGCTCGTTGTTTCCTACACGAGCTTGACCACATGAATGGTATCGTGTATACTAGCCGTGCTAAACCTCTGGCATTGGAGCAAGGTAAAAAGAAACGCAGTAAATTGATGAAAAGTTTAAGACTAAGATAATGGCTAAAAAAATTGAGGTTGTAAATACATTATTCGGCGAAGAAGAATCTATTGTCAATACTAAGACAATTGGAACTCCAGAAGAGCAATGGGAAATCTGGCAGAGACAAAATCCAAAAGAATCTTTTGAACATATCGATGAAGAAGTGATGAAAGAAATCCTAATTAAAGATTTAAAATATGCTTCTGATATGGATGTTCGTGAATATACTCTGTATCAAAAATGGTGTGAAATTAAAGAAAGATATCCTGTTCAAGATACTTCTACACTATTTGGAGATTCAGTAGAAATGGTAGATCCAAAACAAAAAGAATTGGTTGAAGAAGTTAAAAAGAATTTCTGGATGCCAAAAGAACCGGATGATTACGAGAAGTTGAAACCAATTATGGTTCTTTCAAACGGACCTGGTGCCGAAAAATGGAATGCCATTCGTACCTTTTCCTCTACAATGAAAAACAATAGTAATATTGGTCGTAATCTATTCTACATTGTTGCCGATGAAGTAACAAGTAAATACCTTGGTGTTATCTGCATCTCCTCAGACTTCCTGGACTTAACTCCGAGAGATAATGCAATTGGTTGGTCGAGAGATGTAAAAACAAAACAAAACATGATTAATCATACTGCAATTGGTTCTACAATTGTTCCATTACAACCACTAGGCTTTAATTATATGGGTGGAAAATTATTGGCATTAATGTGTTTATCTGATACCGTACAGAAAGATTGGAAAGAACAATATGGAGACACTCTTGTTGGCGTTACTACAACGTCACTCTACGGAAAAACAAAATCTGGAGGTCTCTCTCAGTATGATAATCTTGAACATTGGAATGCTATGGGTTTTTCTTCTGGTTCTGTGGCTTTTGAACCAACTCGAGCAACTAAAAAAATGGTATTTGACTGGATAAAAAAGAATCACACACACAAATATTTTCAATGGTGGGAAGCAAAAAATCCACAAGGACTTCCATTAAAACGTGACCATAAGAATAGGTCTTTAAACTTTGCTTATTCACAACTAAAAATACCAAAAGAATTGATTCGTACCGAACACCAACGTGGTATTTACTTTAGTCCACTTTATAATAATACCAATGAATTTCTCCGTAAAGAAATTACAGATAAAGATTTGGTAAAGTCGTTTGATACCAGTGAAGAAGCATTGTCTACCATTTGGAAAACAAAGTATGCCAAAGGTCGTATTCGGCAATTACAGAAAAAAGGCAATGTTTCATATGAAACTCTTTTCTATGATGATTTGATTTACCTATCATGGGAAGAAACCAAAGCAAAATATTTACCACAAGTTGGTCGATAAATGCTTGACAAACACACATACATAATGATATGATGTGAGAACTTGCAACACGCAAGGATTTTTTAACTTTACTATGGAGTATTACTATGAGCAATTTATCTGCTAAAGAAAAGATGTTGAACGCTTTACAACAACCTTCTGGTTACAACACTTTTACTGTCAAACAAGCACAACGCCGTTTCGGCATTACCAATGTTACCGCCCGCATTGACGAACTCCGTCAAGAAGGTCATGTAATCTACACCAACAAGAAAACTGTTGATGGTAAGAAAGTTGCTTTCTATCGTATGGGTAAGCCAACTAAGGGTTTAGTTAAGGCTGCACTCAAAGCTGGTTATTCATTAGCTTAATCTGTGTGTTGGGGGACTTCGGTCCCCCTTTTTAAATTATCGGAGCACAAATGGAAATTTCAATTAAAAAAGAAGATTTACAAACAAAGAGTCTGTTTGTAGCAACCCCAATGTATGGCGGCCAAAATCACGGTCTCTATATGAAAGCTTGCCTTGACTTACAAGGTATGTGTATGCAGTATGGCGTACAAATCAAATTCTCATTCTTATTCAATGAGTCCCTAATTACACGAGCAAGAAACTATCTTGTTGACGAATTTATCCATCGTTCCGATTGCACTCATATGTTGTTTATCGATTCTGATATTCATTTCAATCCACAAGATGTAATCGCTTTATTGGCTATGGACAAAGATGTATCAGGCGGTCCTTATCCTAAGAAAGCAATTAAGTGGAAATCTGTTAAGACAGCAATCAAAAAGAATCCTGATATTGATGCTGACCTTTTGGCAAAAGTAACAGGTGATTATGTTTTCAATCCTGTTAAAGGTACGGCACAATTTACTGTGTCTGAGCCGCTTGAAGTATTAGAAATTGGTACTGGCTTCATGATGATTAAGCGTGAAGTATTTGCTAAAATGCAAGAAGCATATCCAATGATTCGATACAAACCAGACCACGTTGGTCAG